ATTGATGGCGGGGTTATTTATGAAGACGACGAAGAGTTTCACATTGCTTTGAGGCGCAGAGACTAATGATCCATATCGAAATAGACGATAGGCAGATTCGGAGCTTTATGAAGTCCTCTCCTAAGCGTGCTGAGTGGGCCATGAGTGAAGCCCTAAAGATGGCCGGTGGTCATATCAGGAAAGACCTGAAAGCGTATATTGAAGCCGGTCTTTCCGGAATGAAGCCCTTGCACCCGGTAACGGTGGCAGGCAAGAAAGGAAAAACAACCCCGCTTTATAATTTAGCCAAAGCGATTTCTTTTAAATACGGGAAATCAAAGGGTGCTTTGCGGGTAAGAATCGGATGGATTAAAAAAGGTTTACCGGTGATCGTCAAGAGGGCGTTATATGGTCGAAAGCAAAGAGTCACTGAGAAAATACGGTCTATGTTTCACCATCGAGGGTATCATTTACGGAAAACGACCAAAATGTTGACTACCCCTGAACGTCCGGCATTGACCACTTTTTGGAATAGAAAAGAAAAAGAGATCCCGCGTTATGTGGAAAAGCGATTTTTTGAGAAGTTTTTTTCCAAGCAACGCGCAAATTTGAGGTTTTAATAATGGCTAAACTAACCGGAATGGACGGTGTTTTAAGGGTTTATGATAGTAGCGCAATCCTTTTAGGAACCGCTCCACGAGACGATGCCACGGTGGATATTGTTACATGGGACGGTTCAACGACTTATGCTAATATTACTGCCGCCGTGGATACAGACGACACAAGCTATTCATCTGACTTCCTTACAGACAATGACGATGCGGTGTTTATCGGTGCTGACGTTTCTTTTGCGATGATTCAATTCAAAAAGGATGGTGCCAGTCAATACGCCGTATCATCCGGGGCGCTGAAAGCTTATTATTTTGACGGCACCAATTTTGACAATACCGTAACGGCAACAGACGGGACGGCAACCGGGGCTGATTGCTTTGTGCAGGATGGTTATATTACGTTCAAGGTTCCTGAAGGTTGGGCGTTGGGAGCAAATGCTGTTAGTGCAAACCTTGATTCCGACAAGTACTATATTAAGTTAATGACCACCACTTCTCCGTCAACCGCTCCGGATGCGGATATCCTTTGTCCTGTTGACGGTCAATTTTTTGAAGTAGCTTTTGCGAACATGGATTTTAACGGACCTCTTGGAAGGACCAAGACAGAAGAAATCTTGGTTTTAAACCGAATGCGCATGGATGCTAATGCTCATTACATTGAAGGTCCTGACAGTCCTATTTACGACCCATTGCCGACCTCTTTTAGCGCGGCTTTAGATGATACTCTAAACAAAAACGATATTCAAATTGCTTTGGCTTGTGGTGATCCGGATTCCGCGAACTGGACCGCGACTGGCACAAGCTCTAAAGGTGACACTAAAAACGATGGCACTAACGCTAATCCTTCATTTGCTGAGTCCACAAAAAAGACAGTCAATATTCAAATGTTGTTTGGCACAATGGGGGTAGGCTGGGCGTATTACGAGGTCTTTGTTCCTGAAGATCAAGTAACATTCGCTGAGTCGGAGTCGGACGTTCCTATCACTGTAAATGCCGGCGTTTATGGTGTGATTGAACTTATACATGGTTTTGGGGTGAGGCACTGATGATTATATGTTGGGATAATTTAGAGGGATTAAAATATAATCTACAGAAAGATCGGTTTTATAACAAAACCGTTACTTATATTTATAAGGAATCATGTCTTGTTTGCAAGCAACCATTTTTAACTCAAATACAATCAAAGGGTTTGTGTTGTTCAAATTCATGTTCGTCAAAATTAAAAAATACTGGTCGTATTCGTAGCGAAGAAGCAAAGGAAAGGATTAGGATGGCCAGGGCGAAACAATCGCCTCCTATGCTTGGGTGTTTTCATTCGGAAGAAACAAAAAAAAGAATTAGCAAGAGTATAGGTGGAGAAAACAATGCTAACTTTGGGAAATACGGTAAAAATCATCATTCCTATGGCCGAAAGGCTTCGATTAGGACAAAAGAAAAAATGAGCAAAGCGCATGAAGGAAGGGTTGTGTCTCTAAAAACGCGACAAAAAATAAGCATGGCCAAAAAAGGGCGATATTGTGGAAATGAAGCCTCTAACTGGAACGGAGGCACTTCTCAATTGCCTTATTGTTATATATGGACACAGGATTTTAAAGAAGAAATAAAGAACAGAGATGGATATATATGCCAAAATCCATTTTGTTCTAAACAATGCAACTTATTGTGTGTCCATCACATTGATTATAACAAACAAAATTGCTCAACAGAAAATTTAATTACTTTATGTGTCGCATGTAATAGCAAGGCGAATTTTGATCGCAAATGGCACTCCGCTTTTTATAAAGAAATTATGAGAAGGAATAAAAAAAGGAGATTTTATTATGGCTAAAGTAACACAGAGAGGCGCAAAAATCAGGCTTTATGATAGTACGGCAACGCCTATATATTTAGAGCTTGATTTTGATCTTGGAAATTTTACCGGGCCGATAGGAACGCCCAAAACTGAGGAGTTGCTTCAACTTGATCGGGGTAGTGCTACTTCAGACATGCACTATATTGAGGGCCCAGATACTCCAATGATGGAACCGGTGCCTGTTACGTTCGGGTATTTTTTGCAAAACGTAACTCAACAGACTTATCTTATTCATTGGTTGACTGCGATGAATGACGGTCTTTCTCAGACTGTTAATTCAAAATCCTTAGAATCTACCGAGTCAGATACTAACAGGGATGGCACTAATGCAAATCCAGCTTTTGCGGATTCCAATAAAAGTACATGCGATGTTGAATGGTTATCAGACACCGGTGGCACTGATTTCGGCTGGCGATACAACGGTGTTTTATTCCTTTTGGATCAGCAAACATTTGCTGAATCTGAATCGGAGATTACACTGTCATTAAATGGGATGTGTTACGGCACGATCACAGCTCTTACCGGGTTTACGGAAGGCACATCCGCTGAAGCATAATAGAAATGGAGGAGCAAATGGAAGAACAAGTAAAGTACGGGGATGTTGAAACTATATCGGAATTAGTGGCTGATGGTCTGCTATTTGATTCCAAAGGATTTACGGTCATTAAGGTCACGAAAGACGGGGATGAAAAGAAACTACGACTTCCTATTAAATCAACCGGAGTGGCCGAGTTTCAAGAGGAGTTATCAGGAAAGGCTCCGAAACCGCCGCAAACATTTGAACGGATCAAGAAAAACTCGGAGCAAGGAAAGGCCATGGGGTTAAAGCATGATCAAATGATGGTTGTGTTTGATAATACCGACAATGATTATATTGATGCTCTTGAAAAACACAATCAAGAATTTTCATGGCAGATTGCCGTTTTTGCACTCGATATTAACTGGAAGAAAAAAGACGGTTTGCTTGCTGAGTCATTTGAAGACAAAAGAGACATTTTAAAATCGAACAACATTACAGGGCATCAGATTAATAAGATTTACAAAGATGTTTCTCTGCTGACTCAGTTTGAGGAGGATAGGCAGGATTTTTTGTCAGAAAACTCTTAGGCTATACGGATGAGGTTGAGCAAAAATTATCATCGTTACGCCAGAAAAAAGAAGACATAACCGCCCTTTATTCTGACGTCTTGACGATGAAAGAATACCGCTTAACCCCTTTCCAATGGTCTTATTTATCACGGATCGACAAAAAAATATTAATCTATTCACGAATCATGGAAGTATATTATCTTGAATTTAGCCCAGAACGGGTTGAGATGCGGAAGCAAGCTAAAGAGGCGAAGCATAAGCGAAAGATGGACGGCCTAATGAACCGAATGCCAGCATTACAAAAGAGTCGTAGGTATAGATGACCACAAAAGAAACCAAAGTAATTGTAAGCGCAGAAACAAGTCGTTACGAACGTGGCATGAGGAATATGCAGCGCACCAATGCCAAAACGACTCAGGCGATTAATATGCAATGGGCATCGTCTGGTAAAGCTATGAAACAAGCAATGTTGTTGGGGGTTGGAGCTTTAGTGGCATTTGGAAAAATAGCAAATGATAAATTTAAAAGTTATGAAACTGCTCTTGTGGATATGGGGAAAGTAACGAATAGAAGTTTCAAGGATTTAACGGCTGACATAGCAGGATTGCCAAAAGAGATAGGATCATCAACAGAATTAATGAAGGGTTATTATCAAGTAATATCTGCTGGAATTACGGAACCGAAAGCGGCATTAGAATTGTTAACAACCGCTTCGAAGGCGGCAAAAGCGGCACATATTGAACAATCCGAAGTTATAAAAGGATTAACAAAGGTTATGAAGGGGTACGAGGGGCAGATTAAAACTACTGCCGATGCTGCCGATCTTTTATTCACATTGGAAAAAGTTGGGCAAACGACAGTAGCAGAGTTAATCCCCCATATTGGTGGGCTTGCAAAAATATCTCATGATTTAGGTATCAGTCAGTATGAATTGGCGGGCTCACTTGCACAGATAACCCAACTTGCCGGAGGTACAGACGAAGCAGTTGTTCAATATCAAGGTGTATTGACCGGTCTTATGAAACCAACAACGGATATGAAAGAAGCGACTAAAGCAATGGGTTTTGAAAGTTCCCAGGCAGCTATTCAAAGTCTTGGATTTGCCGGGGTTCTTAAAAAATTAAAAGAAGCAACCGGGGGTTCTGCTGAAAAAATGGCGGCACTTTTCCCAAAAATTAGGGGGTTAAAAGGTATAGCGGCATTATCAGTTGGAAGTTTTGGAGATTTGACAACCAAAATTAATGAAATGACCAACGGTGTTAATGCTGCGGATGATGCTTTTGAACGGTGGAAGAAGACATCTGCTGCTATTGAAGAGTTGTTTAGAAATAAGATTTCAGGAGTCTTGCGAGAAATCGGGGAGAAAAATGCACCAAAAATCAAAGAATTTTTAGAGTTTTTTTCCGATTGGTTGACGGACAATAAAGATTCAATAACAAATACATTCGGTGGTATGGCAGCAGGTTTGGGACTTAGCTTAAAAGCCTTACAAGAGTATGCGAAAATTTGGCAAACTCTTGGTTGGATATCATCAGGTAATAGGGGATTAATGCCCGAATATCAAGAGAAACCGAACTTACCATCAGCAGCAGATATAAGAAAAGCTAATGAATATGATGAAGGGTTACTTGGTGGGGGGTCTGGTGGATTCCCAAAAAGTAAAGGAACTGATGGTATATCTGCAATGGGCGGAGACATAACGAAGGCCGATGCTAAAGCACTTGAAGCAGCGAACATGGAATTTCAAATGGCATCAATTGCCAAAAGCGAGATGGAAATATTCCTTGAAAGTGAAAAATATCAAGCCCTAAAGGATATGGGGCAGGAACACCGCGAATGGGAAATGGAGGCCCTAACAGAATCTACAGAATATAAACAAGCAATGATGCAAACCGAACATGATACAGCATTAGAGATGATTCAATGGCAAACCGAGCAAAAAGCAAGGATTGAAAAAAGGTATCTGGATCAAAAATTAGCATGGACAAAAGATAATCACAAGAGAACTTTACAATTCACACAAGGCACATTCAATACTCTTATGAATTTATCGCAAGGGCATAACAAGACAATATTTGAGGTATCTAAGGCTGCTGCAACGGCTAATGCCATTGTATCAACCTATGCAGGGGCAGCGAATGCCATGAGGGATGTTCCATATCCATTTAATTTTGTAGCCGCAGCTTCGGTTTTAGCTTATGGTTTTGCGCAAGTTGCACAAATAAGATCACAATCTTTTGATAGCGGCGGCGGTGTTCCTGGTGGTTCAGGTGGTGCTACTGGTGGCGGGACTTACACATCCCCCACCGTTACGACTGATGCTTCAATGTATCAACCCGCTGAGAGTCAAGAAGATAAAAGAGGAACCCTGACTATCAACATACAAGGGGATTATATCGGGGATGAAGGATATATTGAAATGTTAGCAGAGAAAAT